ATCCGATCAGGAACAAACCTGATCAGTTGGCTTTCGCTGATCGCTGCTTCATTCAGGGCTGGCGTCTTGTTCTGATCGACGCCCGGAAGGAGCTTGAAGGAGGCATGAGGCATGATCAGCCTCGCGTCGGAGTCGCAGTCGCAGACTGAGACTGCGACGACCAAGCAGCAGCCTCAAACTTCTTGCGGTTCTCTTCCGCCATCGCACCCTTCAGAAGAGCCTGATACTGGCTCTCGTAGCTGATAGCCATCTGAGGATCATCATTGGCACGACCAAAGTTCCTCTGGTATCCAGAGACATAGATCATGCTCGCCATGATCATCAGATCGGGGAGATACAGGCTGATGAATGTGGTTGGATTGCCAGCCGCAAGGCTATTTGGCCTGTAGGTTCCGATGATCTCCACCGTGTAGGCGGCATCTGGATACGGACCAAGCAGGAATGTGTAGTCATCGAACGGACAGAAGTATCGCGGAAGCCCCGTGTTAGATGCAGATCCATAAACGATGTCGAGGAACTCCTTGGTGCATGGGAGCAGGGAGTTCCTAGTGCCAAGGTCTGGATTGCTGGTTCCCGCTGGAGTGATGATATTGATCTGTTCCGGCACGACAAACGTACCTGACGGAACGCTGATCTGCCTACTGCCAACTGTTGTTCCGTAACTTGTGTTGGCAATTGAAGTAAACAGGAAGTCAAGATCGCGATAGATCCTGTTCTCCGCATAGGTGATCATCTGCGGAAGGATCGTCACGAACGCAGGATCAGTCTCCTCGACCACAGCCAAGGTAGCGATCTGCGTCACATACTGAGTGTAGGTAAGGCCGGTTGTCATCTGCGGCTCCGTTTCCCCCTCAGTCTAGCAGCTTCAAGTCTTTGCGGATAGCCTCGTATAAGCTTCCGCAAGCTTCGTGTCATAGGCATTCCGTGCGTAGCCGGGGCCATTGTAGCCCTTGGCGAATGCCGCCCAATCCTTGAACTTCAGAGGACGGATCAGATTGGCACTTCGGATGAACTCGCCCATGTGGCGAAGCTGGTTGGCTTCGGATGCCATAGCTTCGTCAACCATATCCTCAACAGACTTGCATCCAGCCATCCGAAAGTTCGATCCCATGATCTGACCTAGCCCCCATGACGTAGACATCAGGGCAGCATGTTCATCGATCTCGCAGGCTCGCTGGATCTCGTCGTAAACCGCATCAGAACCTTTCGGATAGGGCTTCATGCCCCAAGCCTTATAAGCAAGACCAGCTTCCATAGCCCGCGCCAGCAGAACCGGCCTGTCGAAGACATACTTGTAGAAGTAGTGCCGCTCAAAGAGAGCTTTGGGCCTGCCCTTGGAATCATACCCGGAGCCAGCAGCCTCGACGGCAATCACCGCACGAAAGGCAGCAGGCTCGATCTCCAGATGGTTGGCGAGAGCGTCGATCTCATCTGTGGTGATCTTCCGCGCCTCGCCATGAAAGCTACGCATCACCTCTTCTCCGCGAGAAGAGCAGTCTTCTGCTGACTGCTGTTGCTGCTGCCAAAATAGTAAGCGATGACCTGCTCAGCTTTTGCAGAAACGAAGCCGATCAGAGTTCCGACTGTGGTTGCCATCAAGGGATCTTTCATGCCCTCGACGTAACCAAGCAGCACCATGAAGACCGTTCCCATGAAACCGGCCACGATGACGAAAGCGAGGATGCGGGGCATCCAGTCTCTGACCTGAGACTCGCGGCGGCGCGCGCTATCCCTGTCGCCGGATGCGATCCGCTCCAGATCGATATCAAGCTCCTTCATGCGAACGGTGAAGTCGTTCTCTGCCTTCTTCAGGGCAACAAGCTGATCTGGCGTGGCATTGTTGATAGCCTTGGCGATGTCATCCTTGGACGAATCGCTGGGGATACCCAGAGCATCCGTGATGAACTTGACTGCCATGCCACCGATTGGCCCACCCACAGCGGTTGCAAGACTAGGCGCAACTGCACCAATGATCTTCATGAAGTCCATCACCTAAACCCCTTCTCCAAGACAACAATTCTTTTTTCCAACTCAGCTTTAATCAAAATTATTTCATGCCTGATGGCAGCCCTAGCAGCAGCAGCGTCAGCAGCCATTTCGAGTCGAGACTTATCTATTGCAGCCATAGACTTTTCCCTATCAAGCGTCATGGCAGCTCTAGCAAGTGCTGCATCTCGATCAACCTTGTCAATTTTGTCGCTCAGAACCTCTCTAATCTGAGCCATGTCAATTGTGGTTCCCTGCGGAGGAATCGCCTTGTTCTCGGCATTGACAACAACCGCTATCTTGCTCTTGAGAACAATTATTTCGTTATGGGCGGACGAGAGCGATGTCATCAGGTACACAACACAAGAAAACAGAATTGGTACCGCCGCAAAAACTACCTTTTCCACAAGAGCGCCCTTTGATGCGGAGGCAGCCATTGCCTCGCTCATTGCAGCCTGCTTATCTTCCTGCGTAGGCATTTTTACCTCAATGCTTGTCTGCTTTGTTTTCCAACCTATCAAATATCTTTTCAAGCATTGCCTTAATCTCTTTTACGCTGTCTGCGAATTCATCCTTGCGAACGTAGCTCTTGGGGAGATCAACCTCGATCTCATGGACATTTCTGCGAAGCTCGTTGACGGCTTCCCAAATTTGACGCGAGAACCATCCGATCCCCGCCAGAATGACGCCAACACCGATGTTCAGGAGGGACTGGGGTTCCATGACACTAGGCTACCTTCTTCTCTGGGCTTGCCATGTGGTCTTCGATATACCGCAAATTTCCGACGAGTCGAATATCATTGGGCGTCTTCTCGACGGCAAGCTTCGCCTGCTCTAGAGCGACCTGATGCATACCAATCTGCCAAGCCGAGATGCTAGCCAGATCGTGCGGCCAATGCCCCCAGACCTCTGGATCGCAAGTGTAAACCAGATCGCGATTGACGATCTTCAGGGCGCGCATCGAGAAGGCGAAGCACTCCTCCCATCGACTCTGCCGGTACATCAGCATGGCAAGCTCGCACCAAGGCTCGCGCGTGTTGGGAGCCTCTGCCGCTGCACGGACGTACCAATGCTCTGCCTGATACTGGTCACCTAGCTCGTTGTAGGACTTCCCGAGCAGGCGCATCGCATAGCACCGCTCGTTGGGCCATGTCGCGCCCGGAAGGTCCAGATAGCTCTTCAGAGCCTTGATGGCATCGTCCCAGAGAGCGTGGAACGTCAGTTCGCGAGCGTAGTAGAAGCCATTGCGCGGGCATTCAGGATCTTCCTGCACGGACAGGGAAAGCAGGTCGAGGTACTGCCCCCGGCTCTTGGTCGGGTCAGGATGATGGCTGACCAAAAGCTTCTCTGTCTGCGCCCAGTTCTCGGTGATGCGACCATCTGGCACGGGATACTCATGGCAGGGATGATGCCAGCGATAGCCATGACGAGCGTGGATCTTCTCGTACATGAACTTGATGCCGCATCCCCAGTCGAACATGTATCGGAGGCGAGTGGTCTCTCCCAGCTTCCACACACGCTCGATCTCTTCGCGCCAGCCCGGTTCCATGACCTCGTCTAGATCAAGGCTGATGCAAATGTCGATGTCGCGAGGGATCAAGGCGAGGGCAGCATTCCGCGCCAGATCGAATCGCCAAGGTGTGATGCAGATGTCGTGAACAACCGCTCCGCACCGCGCAGCTTCTTCAGCCGTACCATCCGTGCTTCCGGTATCTGCAATCAAGATCAGATCGGCATCCTTTGCCGAGTTGCAAAATCGCTCGACAAAGTGCTTTTCATTTTTACTTATAGCATAAACGCAAATTTTCATTTTGCAGCCCCGTCAAACACGTTAATGAACACGGTGCCGTCCTCAATGGCTTCAACCTCATGCGCGCGCCCGGCGCGGAACAGGATCGGCGGATCGGTTGGGCCTCGCTCCACGACCCGCTCGTCGGTGCGCGCCACGATCCGGCCTGCGGCGACGATGGTCAGGTGATCGACGTCGTGCTGGTGGCGAAGCAGGCCTTCGCCGCGCGCGCAGACGTAGCGAACGAACGACTGCCCGAGCGCAGCGAAAGCCTGCTGGTCCACGTCACATCTCCTCGACGCCGGTCGCCGGCTGCCCCGAGGGAGACGCCGGGGCGGGAACCGCTGCGCGCCACGCGGCAACGAACGGCTCGACGATGGCTGGGTCGGTGATCATGTAGGCAGCGCCGACGCGCACCTCGACGTCACCAAACTCGCCGCTCCATTGCAGCGCGTGCCAGTTCGGATCATGCGCCGGGAGCGCGACCTGACGCGCCTCGCCGTCGACATAGACGGTGGCGTCGGAGAAGATGACGGTGACTCGCATGGGGCTACTGCTCCTTCGTCAGGTCTTGATGATCTTATCGCCAAGGTGTGATGCAGATGTCGTGAACGACTGCCCCGCACCTGAGAGCCTCTTCAGCCGTACCATCCGTGCTGCCGGTATCGGCAATCATTACGAGATCAGCATCCCTTGCCGAGTTGCAAAACCTCTCGACAAAGTGCTTTTCGTTCTTGCTGATTGCATAGACGCAGATTTTCATTTTTCCCCCTTAACTAAAGAATGGTGTGAAGTTTGAGTAGTTTGGAAGAGTAAATATCCAGCCACTATTGTTTCCGCCATCGACGCTCTGATCTCCAGCGTACCATGTCGCTCCACCAGTAGCGGTGCTGTAGCTGATAGACAAATAGTTTGCCGAAACTATGCCAATTGACTTAGACAAAGTATGCGAAGATGATGTGTCGCTTCCAATTGTGACAAGATTCCCAGATGTGCCAGAAACATTCCAGTTGGCAATTGTAGTTGTTGTGCCGGAAGTAAATGTAAATGTTGTTGGCTGAACACCATTTT